CGGGATCTGTTCTTCCGGAACAGACTCGCCAAAAGAAGAAAACAACCCCAGTCCGTTGCTTTCAATAAATGCCATATTGGATGGTTCCTGTTCCTTCCGGTTGCGGTTTGACGGAGCTTGATTTTGCTTTTTAACCTCTAAATCCACTCCGGTATCCGGACTGTTTCCGCCCAGAATGGCATTCAGTTTTGCAAAGCTGAACTCCCTGCTGATTTGCGAGCCTTTGAAGGTCAGGCCGTCTTTGGTAAGGCGTATGCCTTGAATGTCACCGGCGGATTTCATTTTGCCGCCTCTTCCGACAAATTCCAGTTTTATACCCTGCAAGGCCAGACCGACCACAAGTTCTTTCCATGTCCTGGCGCGTTTCAACGCTTGCTTCACGGCATGATAAATCTCGTATTTAATGCGTTCCGAATCATGCAGTTTCGTTACATTGGTTTTGCCTTTATCCTCCGCATAGGTCAGTCCGTACTTGTCTTTAAGTCTTTTGGTGGCAATCTCATTACGCTTGTAATCGCCCTGTGAGGAGATTACTTTACCATCATAACCGATGCGGTTATAGACCAGATGGCAATGCGGATTGTCGGTATGGTGATGCCTTACCAGTATGAACTGGGTGTTCCTGATGCCCATCAGATCCATGTATTCCATCGCTATCTTAGCCATGAATTCATTGCTCAATACCGGCTTGTCTTCCGGTTTGAAGCTTAACGCGATGTGTCCGACGGGCTGTTTTATCTTCGGATTAAGCAGGCACTGGCAGTTGAAACTGTCCGCTATTTCACGGTTATTGCCCAGCAATACGCCATCGGAACCGATTATCTCGGCATTGTCCTTTCCCATCACGTAGCGGATGCAACCGCCAAAGGATTTGCCTTTCTTGATTTTGCCTATCATGTATTTCTCCTTTCCACTTTTTTATATTCGTTCATGATCACTTTCAGCTTTTCGAGCAGTTCCATGACGGCATTCCTTGTCCGGTAGAATCCTGTCTGGTGGGACAGCCTGGCAAGCTGGTTCAGATTGTTCGCCATTCCCACAAGATTGCGTATGACGGCTGCTTCCTCCGTCGAATGCCTGGCCACAATCCTTGCTTCGAATGCGGCTTCCCGGATGAACTCCGCCAATGTGCGGTTCGCCTGTCTGCTGCGGTGCAGCAACCGCTCGTAATCAATCCTGGAGAACTTTACCGTCACGGATTTGGAAAGCTTGCGGATACCACTTGCTTTCGGTCTGCCTCTGGGTCTGGTTTTATCCTTGACACTCATATTACTTGGTTTACTGTGATTGGTCATTTTACTGTGATGATATGTCCTGCAATCTGCGACCGTTGGGAGCGGATTGCCTCCGCGACTCCGGGAGTGGAGCGAGGTTTTCGGGATGCCCGAAAGATAACCTCGCTAACTCCCGAAACTGATGTTCCGTCCGTTGACCGCCTCTGGCGGGTTCTGAATGCTGGAATGCCATCATTCCATGATGCGGATGGATTTTGCACCGGGTGTCTTTTACAGTTTGCGCCACCGATCGAAGTCTTCCGAATAGATTTCAAGATGCTGCCAGGCGATATTTTCCAGCAGTCCTGAAACGCTCATCCTCCGGCTTCCGAGCTTGCGGACATACTCGTCCAGCCTGTCCCTTACCTCGCAGCTCACGAATACGGGCTTGCGGTCTTCTATTCTGGGAACCTGTAGGAATGTGCTGCGGTACTCTTCCAGTGACAGCCTGCGTTGCCTGCCACTAATCCGGCACTTGGATGCAGGAGCGGAACCGTCTTTCTCTGCCGGCTCCTGGATCCCGGATTGTTCCGTGACTGTTGGCAGGATTTCATTCCCGGCATGCTCAGTAACCTCTCCTGCACTTTCAGGGTTTTCACACTCAGGAAGGAGCTGTGACATTTCCATACCTGTCATAGCTTCCCACCGCTCTTTGTCAAAGCTTTTTCTTGTAGCCATAATCTTTGAATTTTAATAAGTCAATACAGTGGTCTTGGTATGTACCTTGACCGGTTATCGGCAGCAAAGAAAGTATGTATAGTGCACTGTGTCAAGCAAATGGAGTGAGTGTGACAATTATGACCGGTTCTGCATTATATGCACCGGACAAACGGTGGCGACTGCTGTGATTTGCCACACCCGCACGGGCGTCCATGGAATCTGGCAATGATTTCATGGCAGTATGGAGACTGAATCCAACGGACACTTTACCGGATATAGGATAACCCGTTGCAATCGTACCGGTATACTTGCTACAGTCAGTTCAGGCAGTAATAATCACATGGCGGCTTTGCTCAGTCGGGTCATACTGTCCACCGGCCATGCAACATGATGACAGATGATGAAACAGACCGTCAGCCGTCTGCAAATCCATTGCAGTGTGATTATTACTGCTTTAATTTGTACCGGGAACAGGAAATTGCTGCAGCCATGCCACTTGTTCCCTCCTGTCAGATGTATCGGATAAGGCAGTAAGCCGGCTTTGCCTTGGCGGTACAAGATGGAAACAGTATCAAATGGAAATAAACAATGAGATTATGGAAATAGTAAGTTTTGAAAAAAGAACCTTTGAGGAGATAGCTGCCAAGTTGGATTACTTCGTGCAGCGGATGGATGACCTCTGCCGACAGCACGGGGAGAAGAAGGCAGAACGATGGATGGACAGTCATGACGTCTGCCGGAAACTGCGTATCAGCCCGAGGACATTGCAGACCCTCCGTGACAACGGCACACTCGCCTTTACCAAGATTGGCAACCGCACCTACTACCGTCTGGAAGACGTGGAACGGGTCATTGTGGATGTGGAAGAGAGACGGAAAGAGGCGAAATGGAAAGGCAAAAGCATTTAGCAGTTGAAGTATCAATTAAAGACAAACCGTATGAGTAGTGAAATCAGAGAAAAAGACCATGAGTGGGTATGTAAATTCCACTCGAATTTCGACCGGCTTCTGGCTTCGTTCGAAAAGTTGTTCAGCCAACGCCGACCTCCCGTATATGGCGATGAGCTGCTGACTGACAAGGAGGTGTCGCACCTGCTTAAAGTGAGCCGCAGGACATTGCAGGATTACCGAAGCAACGGCATACTGCCCTATATTCAGGTGGGCGGCAAGATTCTGTACAGGGCTTCAGACATAGAGCGTACCCTGATGGACGGCTATAGGGAGGCATACCGTTCAAGGAAATGAAAATCCATCCCGTTCCTTCTGCCTGTGGCCGCATGAAAAAAGGGACACCCGGAGGTCGGTTCTTCTTCTTCCTTCCTCCGGATGCCCCTTGCTGTTTCTTTCAGGTGTCGGGCTTATTTCGTACCGGTGGTCCTTACACTTACCCCTTTCGGTATCGGGTTGTCAAGTATTATCCGGTAGCATAGTCTGCCGTCCACATTCACCGGCTCTTTCGCCACCATGAAACCGGCGCATTTCTCGACCTTTGCCACATCGAGTATCATGCCGGCGATGAAGCTGTTGGAGAAGCGGGCGCAACGCGGGTCGTTCCAGATCGTGAAGCCGTTCTCGTCATCCGAGACGAACATGTACCAGTCCTTGGGCCTGTCTTCGTCCCTGGCGATACACAGCCTGTTTCCTGCGTGCAGGCTCAGTTCCCTGCTCAGTATCCTGCTCAGGTACATGCTGCCGTCACGGCATACCGTGATGATCCGTTTGCCTTTGTAGGTCAGTGCCGGATGGGAATTGCTCTTGTCATAAACTGTCAGTTTCATAATCATCAATATTTTATTGTTATACCTTGTTGTCCTTTATTCTTGTCATGCCGCCTCTCCGGCCATGATCAGTCTTCTTCTGGCGATGAACTTCCTGTTTGCCCGGACGGATTCCATCATCGCCTGCGCCCTGCGTGTCACCACCGAGGTCTTCTCGCCCATGTGCCTGGCGATGGTGCGGAATGAGCTTCCGGTCTCGTAGAACCGCAGCATGAATATCCTGTAATCCTCATAGGAGAAATGCCGCCTGAGGAACTTCTGTATGTCCCTTACCAGCCTGTCGCATCCGGTCAGCATCTCTTCCCGTTCCTCTGTCTCTTCCGCGCAGTCCGTCTCACCCAGTCTTGCGAAATACTCGTCTCCGGGGCTGTCGTAACGGCTTTCATCCCTTGCGCCCGACTGCAGGATTCTCCTATAGCATCCGAAGAAATAGGACTCCGGATCTTCTATCCCGACACTTGAGAACATTATCTGCTTCCTGACAGCCAGATATGCGTCATGGAACGCGTCTTCGTCGATTTTTCCATAGATGGAGAGTCTCTCCTTCAATCTCGCGTATGAACGGTTAAACCATCCGTTGAATTCTTTCACGTCTTTTGTTGCCATATCCTTTTGCTTTTATCTGTTAGACATCCGGCCCGTAGTACGGGCACTCTTGTTTCTTTGAATGCCTTACAGCCGTTCTCCCACCGGAAAAGCGTCAAGGCTCGGCAAGAAAAAATACCGGAGCGCAAAGCGCGAGGATGATTTTTTCCCCGCCGACCCGCAGGGCCCGGCCTTGCGCTCCGGTGGGGAACGGCTACCTTTGCTTCAAAGAAATGAGTGTGTCCTTTTCTGCTTTTTACCGCCTGCAATTATCCTCTTGCTGTGAAAAGGAATGTCTGACGGTGACACATGCCGTCCGGTTTGCGGTCTGTTTCTGTTTTTTTGTTTCCTTCGCTTGCGGAACGCTTTTACGGACACCAGAGCCCCTTTCCGGTATCATCTGTCCGCCGTTCCAGCTATAGAAAAAAACAAATGTCAAACTTAAAATTTAAGAATTATGGAAGTAGTGGTCATAGACAAGGCGACTTTCGAGAGGATGCTTTCGGGATTCGAGATTTTCGCGGAAAAGGTGGAACGGCTCTGCCGGGAACAGGAAGACTTGGGAGAAAAGGAGTGGCTTGACAGCAATGACGTGTGCAGGCTGCTCTGCATCAGTCCGAGAACCTTGCAGACGATGCGGGAGAACGGAACGCTGGCTTACACCAAAATAAGCCACAAGGTGTATTACAGACCGGAGGACGTGAAGGCCGTCTTTCCCGTGGCTGAAATGAAGCGGTGTATAACAGCCGGCAAGGAAAGAAAATGCAATGTGACCAACAAGCCAACCAACAAACCAATCAACCAACAAACCAACAAACAGATATCTGATTTATGAATGACAATGGCAATATCCGGCTGCTGACACCGGAAAACGACATGCGCGTGAGAGCCTTCCTCTCGTCGCTGGAAGAACTATCGGAAAAGGTGGAGAAAATACGTGAAAACAACAAGCCGTCTCTGGACGGGGAACGCTATTATACCGACAAGGAACTAGCCGTCAGACTGAAGGTCAGCCGCAGGAGCCTTCAGGATTACCGCAACAACGGTATACTGCCCTATATCCAGATAGGCGGCAGGATCCTGTACAGGGCTTCCGACATTGAACGTACGTTGATGGACGGGTACAAGGAGGCGTACCGCTTGAAACGGGATATATGATGGACTGACCGGTAAAGTTGCTCTTATTCGTAAATTCTATACTCAAAGAGTCGTTTTACGGATTAAAGGCAACTTTCATGGTAACTTCAATAAAAAGTAGGGAGAAAAGCGTAAAAAAGTAGGGAGAAAACGGCAGTTTGGTGGGGAGAAAAACGTATCTTTGCGTTCAAAGTGAAAATGTATGCAGACCGAACTCGAAAAACTTGTATCTCTGTACAGAGAATTGGGAATAGACAGGCAGATAGATTATGACAAATTCTATCTCTATTCCCTCATTACCCACTCTACGGCCATTGAAGGCTCCACCATTACCGAACTTGAGAATCAAATCATGTTCGATCAGGGAATCAGTCTGAAAGGAAAGAGCATCGTGGAACAGCACATGAATCTCGACCTGAAAGACGCATACGAGCATGCCATAAGGCTGGCAGATGCCCATACCGACATAACCGTTGATTTGCTGAAAAGCCTCTCTGCCCTTGTCTTGAAAAACACGGGGCAGGAGTACAAGACCGTATTGGGGGATTTCTCATCGGCACGGGGTGATTTGCGCCTATTGAATGTCACGGCCGGACCCGGTGGAAAATCGTACATGAACTACAGCAAGGTCCCGGCTAAACTGTCGGAATTTTGTACCCGGCTGAACAGGGAACGTGAAAATCATGCCGCCAAGAGCATGACACAGTTATATGAAATCTGTTTTGATGCCCACTATGACTTGGTGACAATACACCCTTGGGCAGACGGGAACGGCAGGATGGCCCGCCTGCTGATGAACATGCTGCAATTCGAGTTCGGACTGATACCGACAAAAATCCTCAAGGAGGACAAGGAAGAATATATCAAGGCACTGGTGGAAACCCGCGAGAACGAGGATTTGAATGTTTTCAGGGAATTTATGACAGCTACCATGATTAAAAATCTCACCCGTGACATAGAGGTTTACCGTAAATCCATTGATGATACTCCCATAAGTGGGGAGAAACCACAAAAAAGTAGGGAGAAGAAAGTGAAAAGTAGGGAGAAAATCATGACTCTGCTTTCACAGGACAACACGTTGAGTGCAGCAACTCTCGCAGAACGGATAGGCATAACAGCCAAAGCGGTGGAAAAACAGATTGCCGCATTGAAAGCGGACGGGGTGCTCCGACGAATCGGACCGGACAAGGGCGGATATTGGCAGGTGGTCGAAAAAAAGGATTGATTTTTTGGAGGGAGCGCAGTTTGCCGCCTGCCTTTTTCATTGTGTTTCAAAAAAACGCCCTCCTATAGAAAATCAGAACAGCATACGGACCGGTAGTTTCCTACTGTCTGTATGCTGTTTCTTTTTTTGTTGTATCGACTTTTCCGTCAGTCGCTTGTTTCCGCTGCCGTCAGCCTTCCTTGTACAGACGTGAAAGGGGAAAGGTTTTCGGGCTGAATACGCTTTGCCTGCAAAGGAAGATTCTGCCCGAAACGGCACGGCCGCTCGACCTTTTCACTTTCAATGAAGTCTGTACTAACTTCATGAACGGCGAGGAAGCAGGCGGCTGCGAAATTGTCATTGGCTGTCAGAGCCGGAATGTGTGCGGCTTTGGCTTCTCTTTTCCATCAGTCTGTCCATTTCCCTTGAAATTTTTTCTTCCGTTATCCTGGCATACCCTTGTGTGGTGGAAATGTTCGAGTGTCCCATCATCTTGGCTATGCTCTCGATGGATACGCTCTCTGAAATGAGCAGGACCCCGAACCCGTGCCGGGCCTGATGGTACGAAAGGTCATCGTGCCTGCCCAGGATCACGCCGATTTCCCGTATCTCGTGCCAGATGGAATCCCGGCTCGGCAACGGGAACACGGGACTGTGTATGTCGGTGGTATTGTACAGGGACAGTATCTGCTCGGCTATCGGGTGCAGGGGGATGAACGCTTCCACCCCGGTCTTCTTCCGGTTGATGCGGATGAACCGCCGACCCTCCGCCGTCGTCCCGATATGGCACGGATGGAGCTGCTTGATGTCGGCATAGGCAAGCCCGGTGAAATAGGAGAAGATGAATGCACGCCTGCCCAGTTCCGCACGTCCTTCATTCAGGGGCATGGCCAGTATCCTTTTCATCTCTTCACGGGTGACATACTTGTGCTTGGGTGCGGTTTTCTTCTCATATTCGACATTCTCCACCGGATTGGTGCGCAGGATCTCGTTGTCCACGGCAAGATACAAGAGGCGGTTCAGCCAGCAGAGGCAGCGGTTGGTCTGCGAGGTGCTGAAATTCTTGTTCCTGATAAGGAATGCCTTGTAGTTCCTGCCGAAGTCTTCCGTTATTTCTTCAAAGGCGATGTCCTTCTTCCCCAGTGAAACAAGGTAGTCCGTCAGGTACTTCTGGAAATACTGTGATTGCCGGTAGGTGGAAGTGGAATTGATCTCCCTGCTACGTATTCTGAGACGTTCACGCTCTATCTCGCCCATCCGGAGCAGATGTGTCGGAACGACGAACTGCCTTGTCACCCGATTCTTGATAATCTCCGCACTGACGACACCCTGTGTCCTCAGAATTTCCTCGTAAGTCTGTTCGATATACTTCCGGTACTCCTGCAGTCTGGCGTTTTCCCTTACCGTGCGTATGGTCCCGGTTCGGGCGTTCCAGTCTTCCGGCTTGCAGCATATCCCGG